TAAAATAAAAAAAAAAAAAAACAAAAAATCTCTGGGGAAGTGTCTATAGTGTAACTCGCGTAACCGCTGCTTGCAAAAAAGTCCTTGACCCGAGGACCGAGGTGCAATAGCTTGCATGTATTCAACAAGTAATCAAGGAAGGAAATACATAATGGTTTTGCCAAATTTAGAGTTTGCTGTGTTGCGTGTTGCGATTGATCACATGATTGAGCATCTGGAGGATGTTTGGTTGGACAGTGATGCGGAGCCTTGGGAGCATGAGGAGCTTCACAGTAGGTTGGAAGCCGCCAAGCGATTGAAGGAGCGGTTTTCATGAGTGCCCTTAGCATTGACGAGGCGATGATCAAGCGGTGGCGTGTTGTAGTTGAGCAGCGAAACGTTTTCTACATCGACGAGGACGAAGCCGAAACATCACAAGAAGCACGGCGCATCGCTGCTGAAGAGCGCATCTGGGATGAAGACCAGCGCGGGGAAGACACCTACGATGTTGAAATTACTGTGGAGGAGGACGAGTGATGCCTAATCATTGTTATCAGAGTGTGTACCTTCACGGCCCGACCCATTTGGTGTCGATGCTTTACGATGGCCTGACCCAGAACGGTTACAACCCCCATAATGAGGGTCGCGCCTTAAACCCACAATTCTGTCAGTTGGTTTGTCCCATGCCGTTTGAGGTGTGGGCCCACGAGGAGAGGCGTCCTGATCAACTCATGCCTGACTGGTACGAGTGGCGTGTTGAGAACTGGGGTACGAAGTGGGATGTCTGCGAGGTTGAGATTATTGAGCCTTTGGCGCATGAAGATGTGTTCGACAAATCGTGGTTCTCGTTCCGCTGTTGGACGGCATGGGGTGCGCCTATTCCGGTGTGGGATAAGTTGCATGCGATGGGCATTGAGGTTCAGGCTGATTATCAGGACGAGGGTGGTATGTTTGAGGGTGAGTATCATCACGGCGAGGATCGTTCGTGGGATCCTGAAGATGTATTGGAGGAGGCGTGATGACAGCGCAGGACATGGAAGATATGTTGGATGCGGTATTTCGCAAAGTGTTTAGGAGTTTAACAGAAGAGGAGAAGAAGAAATGATTAGAGAATTTTGGCAACGGCTGACGCGCAAGCGTCGGAGCAATAAGAAGTTGACGCGCAAGGAGCAGATCTTGGGTGAGTTGGACCGAGGAGCGGGGACTGCGAAGCAGTTGTCGGACCGCACGGGATTGAAGCTTACGATTGTTCGGGCGACGATGACCCAGTTACACAAGTCTGGTTTAATTGTGGACACTGGAAAGAAGTCTGGACGCGAGGGCGTTTGGATTGTGAAAAAAAGTTCTTGACTAACGCGCAGAGCGCATGTCACAAACAAGTTACTATCAACTAGAAGCCAAGTAAGGAGAAAACACATGGCAACGAAGAAAGCACCACAAGAGTCTGCATTGGAAATTCAACCATTGAAGCAGGGTCGCGTTAAACTTCGGATGATGGGCACTACCCCGTTGTATTTCAACAGCATGAGCAGCAAGGCTATGCGTGATTTGTTGATTGGTGGGGGTCGCAAGACTGCGGCGCAGAAGAAAGAGATCAAGCACAACCCTGAGCAGGAGTTTCGTGATTCGGTTTACAAGAAGTCTTTTGGGGATACGTTGTTATGTTTCCCTGCTCCAGGGGTCAAGGGCGCGATGGCTACGGCTGCGTTGGAGACTGACGGGATTACGAAGACGAGTGTGCAGCGGTTGATTTTTTTACCTCAGACGCATGTTCAGATATGGGGCAAGCCTCAGTTGAAGATTGACATGGTTCGCTCTGCGGACATGAACAAGACGCCGGACATGCGGACGCGGGCTTATTTGCCTCGTTGGTGTGCGGAGGTTGACATTGCGTATGTTCAGCCGACGTTGAGTGCGTATTCGATTGTGTCGTTGTTGACGAATGCGGGATCGATTGTTGGGATTGGAGACTTCCGGCAGGAGAAGGGCCGAGGATCGTTTGGCACGTTCCAAGTTCTGACTGAGGACAGCATGGGTTCATTTCAGAGTGAGTGGGATGAGTTGATGTTGGAGGATCGAGCGGTTCAGCAGGATGCGATGGACAACCCTGTGTTTGCGGATGAGCAGACTGAGGAGTTGATGCAGTTCATGGCGGAGGAGAGATCCCGCCGTGATATTACTTTAGTTGCGTAAGAAGGATCGGGGGCCGCGAGCCCCCATCCATTTGGTCAAGGTTAGACGGTCTGGGTGAGGTGCGGTCAAGCACGTTCGGTTAGGGCGGGGTACGGTCCGGCTGGGTCAGTTACGGCGGTCGGGGCGAGATCCGGTTAGGTCTGTTGCGGTTTGTCGCGGTATGTTCAGGCGGTCACGGTGGTTTAGTTCGGGTTGGGCGTGGTAGGTCAGGTAAGGTAAGTCGGTCTAGGTTGGGTACGGCGGTGTGTGTCGGGTTGTGTTGGGTCAGGGTTTGTTACGGCGGTCATGTTGCGGTTCGGTTGGGTCTTATAAGGCTCGGTTGGTCAAGGTTAGGCGGTCGGGGTCACTCTAGGTGAGGTGTGATGTGTTCGGTTAAGTTATGGTCACGGTAAGGCGGTCGTGGCACGGCTGCGTTTGGTCGGGTCAGGTGTGTTCAGGCGGTCGGGGTGAGATGTGTTTCGGTTTTTTCGGTTTTGGTATCGTTTGTTAAGGCGGTCGAGGCGCGGTATGACGAGTTACGTTGCGGTCAGTCGGGGCGCGGTCACGGTACGGCGGTCGTTGTGTGGCGGGGTTTGGTCCGTTGCGATCAGTCGGGGTACGGCGGTCAATTAAACAGCTATATAAGGAGAAAAGAAATGGCTGGTTTTCCAAAGAAAGAACGTCAAAGAATTATTGACGAATATCTAGCGGCATCTGGGAACAACATGTTTGTTCCGCACGAGTTTGTGGATTGGTTGGGTGGACAGCCTGATCATGAGGCATATGATTGGTTCTATGGTATGGATGATGCGGAAGCTGCGCGTCAACATCGGATCCAGTTGGCTCGTCAGATGGCGAGTGGTCTAAGGATCGTGGTTCAAGACACGACGACCAATGATCAGGTGGTTAGTTTATCGGTTCGTGAGTACCCTACGTTCATCAGTCCTGTGAGTTTACGCAAGAGTGGTGGAGGGTATGAGCGGTTTGATCCTGATAGCAGTGATTCTCAACAGGAATTACGCAGACAGGCGGCGACGGCTATGGCATCTTGGCTATCAAGATATCGTGGGTGTGCTGAGAACATCGGTTTGGACATGGGTCCTTTGGAGGATATTGCTCAGACGTTGCGGGGTGTTGAGGAGGAAGTTGCGTGATTGAATATTTTACAGCGTTGGTCCTGCATTATGAGGTGCAGGACCATGAGATGGAGACGGTGGTTTGGTTTGAGAACGAGGCTCAATGTCAGGCGGTCATGGATCAGGACATTGCGATGCCGTTGTACGATGAGCTTTATAGTTTGTACGGCAACAACATCATGATGTTTTGTGAGGTGACAGACAAGCCATCGAGGGTGGTACGACCGAGGCTTCGACCGGAGGGATTGGGCAATGGGTGACAGTGATTTAACTACATTCCAAGCGGCTCAGTTGAACTGGCTCAAGCGTCAGGTTGATGCGTTACAGGAGGAGCGGTATCGCAGGGATGCGAGGCCCAATGTACAACGTGAGTTATTCGCTGCGCGTGAGGAGCTTGATACATATGTTAAGAACCTTCGTGAATCGGGCAAGCAGATATGACAGAGTTTGAGCGCATTAAGTACGAGGATTTGTACCGAACAAAATGGTTGGAGCAGAACATCAAGGACGAGGCGGCGAACCCGCGTTGGAATGGTGGCATGTCCAACAGTGCTCGCAATGGATTCAAGAAGCACCCATCTGTGAACAAGGGCGGGCGTCCGAAATTGACGTTATCCAAGGATGCGGTGATGTTAAACAAGTTGCTGCAACGTGAGCTTTCTTTAACCGATGCGGCGGACATCATGGGCTTGACCGTTAAGTCTTTGCGTCAGATTAAATCAAGATACGGGTTACCAAGGAGCAAGGATGAAAAACCTTCTGACGTACATTCCAACGCGGATTAAAGAACTGAACCAAGAGATCGATGATATACTGTGGGAAGACACCGCGGATCCGAGGATCGAGCAGTTGGTAGAAGAACTCAATTATTTAAAGAGCCAAGAAGAGAAAGGAGAACTCTATGAGCCAGACTTTTGAGACGAAGAAAAAGTTCCAGTCGGAAGAGATGACTGTTTTGATAGAGGATCTAACTCATTCCGACAGTGCGTTCGGTGTGAATGAAGAGGGTGACGGGGTGTTCTTCGGCACCAGGATCGTTGAGAAGATGGAGCTTGAACCTGGAGACGAGGTTACGGCGCACTGCATTCCTAATTATGTGGACAAGCGGGACGAGATACCGTGGCGCTGCATAAAGATTTCCCACAAGAACGATTAACTTGCAACTTGTCCTCCAGTGGGTTAGAAGTAACCAACAAATGGAGGACAAGCTATGGCTCGTAAGAAGATGAAAGAGAAAGACAAGCAGCAATTTCAGAATGTTGGCTTGATCAAAGAGGATCATGACCTGCTTCGCAAGTTGGCGGACGCAGAGCAGAGGTCCATGGCACGACAACTATCTGTATTGATTAGAAAAGCTATTGCTGAATTAGAGACGGCTTGATATACTTTACCTACTGCTCGAATAGGTTCACGCCTGTGGCCTTATTTGCCCTCATCAACTAACCCCGACCCGGCTAGGATTCGCACTGCAACGGTTGGGGTTATTTTTTTGCCTCATTAGATTTGCCTTTTTTGCCTGCGATTTGGTAGTCCTTTTCTTTGGAGTACCCTCGGATTTGTGTGACGTTGGTGTAGGATTTATTCATTCCTTTGAGCAGGGCTTTTGCTACGTCATCCTCTAGGCCTGTTTGTTCGGCAAGGACCTTGGCCCCCGTATCGAGGGTCCGAAGTCCTTTCTTATAGTCCACCATGGTTTCGATTATTTCATCGTGGGTTTTAGACTTAGCCATTCCCTTGCTTCCTCTCCTAATACTTTGGCGCCGATATCGATCTTGGTTCGAAGGGCCTTGACTATGCGTTCATCGATGCTGCCTTCGCAGATCAGATCGATGTATGTCACGTTGTTCTTTTGTCCGATCCGGTGTGCTCGATCCTCTGATTGGATCCGGGTTTCCAGATTGAAGTCGTTGGCATAGTATACCACGAGGTTTGCCTCGGTCAAAGTCAGACCGTATCCTGCGGTGGCGGGGTTACCTACGAAGAATCGAAGTGGGTGGTTTGGATTCTGGAAGTTCTTGACGATGTCATTACGTTCGTCGTCGGTTGTGTCCCCGAAGTATGCCGCAGCGGATCCTTCTCCAAACTTATCGTTCAGCATTTGTGTGATCTGTTGGATGTCGTACCGGAAGCGGGACCAGATGATAGCTTTACCGTCGTGCTCGTCCATGATCTCGGTCAGTGCATCCATGCGTTTGGATGGGAAGTACAGCATTTCACCGTCGTCGGTCTTTAGATGGCCGGACATTATCTGTTGGAGCCGCAGCATCTGCGTGATTACTGCGGGTGCGGTGACCAACTCACCGTCATCAAGCAGCACCATGGCATGGCGGCGCACATCCTCGTACATCTTGAACTGTTCGGAGGTCATGCCGACATACCTGGCGGTGTAGATTTTGTCGGGGAGATCAAGGCAGTCCTTCTTCAATACGCGGAAGGAGAACATGTCGATCTTGTTGGTGAGCTCGTCGAGATTCTTGAACCCAATGATTTGTTGGAAGGCTGCTTGACCCATGGTCTTGCGTTGCACTACGGCGTAGCGTCCTTGGAACGCGTAGTACGAATCATATCCCAAGAGCCCAGGGCGGAGGAACTCGCACTGCGAATATATATCCATTGGGCTTTTTGTTATGGGTGAGCCTGTCAAGAGTCTTCTATACTTGAACCCCGCAGCGATTTTCATTAGAGCTTTGGTGCGCTTGGCCTTATGGTTTTTGATGGTGGTTGATTCGTCGATTGCGATCATACCATTTGAGCCCAGCGCACGAGCCATCCATTCCCCTGCATTCTTACCTTTGAGAGATGAGAATGATTCGACGTTCATGACGAAGATGGTCAGGCCGTTGAACTTATCTTTGACTGAGCGCATTTCTTCGGTTTGTTTTTTGTTTGGACTAGATACCCAACGTATGACGCGATGGGGTATATCATCGGACATATGCTCGGGGATTTCTTTGGCTACCCAGTTGCGATACACGCCTTTGGGTGCGATGACCAAGGCGAAGTTGATCAGCCCTGATTGATACAGCATGCCCATGTTGTCGATTAGAACTTTGGATTTACCTGTCCCCATCTCCATGAACAAACCAAACTCGATTCGATCCCACCCGTCATCCAAGGCTTCGGCCTGATGATTAAACGGTGGTAATTTATATTTGTAGTTGACAACCATTATATACCTCCACTATTGTCCACTAACGGATAGCATGGTGCTACCGGATAAATCAACCCTGAAGAGGAAAAACTTTATGAGCGATATATTTGAAGACTTATACGACGAATCGGAGGCGCTCGCGTCTGTCGATACTGGAACCGGAAAGCAGTTAAGTCAACTGGTTCGCAAACTTCGCGCTGTTGAGAAAGAGATCAGCGATGCGGAGGACCACATCAAAGCTATGAAGCAAGAGAAGCACAAGCTTTCGGTCGAGAACATCCCCGCCTTAATGGATGAGATGGGCGTCGAGCGTCTGGATGTGGACGGCTCTGTTGTGGAGCGTAAGATGATTGTTGCTGCGTCGATACCTGCGGCAAACAAAGAGGCCGCGTTTGATTGGCTTCGGTCCAATGGCTTGGATGACATCATCAAGAATGACATCACCGTGTCCTTTGGTAAGGGCGAGGATAATGTGGCGGGCGACGTTGTCGGGCTGCTGCAAGAGCGTGGCTTCGATCCGAAGACCAAGACCCACGTTCACCCTTCTACACTCAAAGCCTTCGTTAAGGAGCGCGTGATAGAAGGTAAGCCGATTGATCTCGATCTGTTCGGGGCTTTCATTTCCAATACAGCACAAATCCGGAGGAAGTAATATGGGTGCCGTAGCTAAGAAAAAAAGTGCAGAGTTAAGCACAGATGTCATGGATGACATCCTAGAGTTTGCTGGAGAAGGCGCCGCCTTTGACAGTTCTGAAATGCAGATCCCGTTTGTTCGTATTCTGCAAGCGATGTCCCCGCAGCTTAACAAGCGCGAGGCCAGTCACATAAAGGGTTCGGAGCAAGGTGATTTGTTTAACAACGTCACCATGGAACTGTTCACAGGAGAGGACGGGGTTACTGTCATTCCCTGCTACCAGACTGTTAAGTACCTGGAGTTCGTGCCTCGGGATCAAGGTGGTGGTTTCCAGGGAGAGATTGCTGCAACCGATCCTGTGTTGCAACAGACTTCCCGCTCGGGATCCAAGGAGATCCTGCCCAACGGCAATGAGTTGGTCAAATCAGATCAGCACTTCTGCTTGCTAATTGGTGAGGACGGGATCACGCAACCTGTTGTGATCGACATGAAGTCTAGCCAGTTGAAGGTCAGCCGTCGTTGGAAGACCCAGATTGCGATGCAAAAGGTTAAGCATCCAAAGACAGGGCAGATGGTTCTGCCACCCCTGTTCGCTACGATCTGGAAGTTCAGCACTGTTGAAGAGAGCAATGACCAAGGTACATGGTTCAACTATCAGATCGAAAAGGTCGGGTTGGTTGAGAGCCGTGACCTAATGCTTGAGGCCAAAGCCTTCCGCGACAGTGTCGCTGCGGGCGAAGTGAAAGCTGCACCGGAGGAAGGGGCTTCCACTCCCACTCCTCCATTGAAGGATGATGAAATCCCCTTCTAGCAGCCTTGGGGAGGCGGACGGGTATCCGCCTCCCTTTTCACTTGGGAGCAGTAAATGTCACAATCTAAAAAACTGCTTGCCGCGTTTGCCGGAGCCAAGAATGCTCACGGCACGACATCCGTAGGTCGGATAGGTCGGAACGGTAAGGCAGACTCAAAGAGTAAGATCATACGCGAGCCGCTGACAGATGCGCTAGTCAAAGCGCACATCAAGGGCGAGCAGGGGGTCGGGGCCATCCCGATCAACGAAGACAATCAATGTCGGTTCGGTGCTATAGATGTGGATGTCTATGATCTGAACCAGAAAGAAATGCAGGACAAGATCCAGAAGCTCAAGCTTCCGCTGCTGCATTGCAGATCTAAATCCGGAGGCGCCCATCTCTATTTGTTTCTAAAGGAGTGGGAGCAAGCAGCCGTGGTCCGAGAATACCTGACCGAGATGTCGATCATGCTTGGGCACAGTGGCGTTGAGATTTTTCCAAAGCAGGACACGATCATTGCCGAGCGCGGTGATGTTGGCAACTTTATAAACATGCCGTACTTCAATGCGGAAACCCCGCAGCGGTATTGCTACAACCCCAATGGCGAGGCCATGGAACTGGATGAGTTCTTGGATGCGGTGGAAAAGAACCGGGTTGAGTTGGCTGACTTGGAAGCTTTGCGCAGCACGACCAAGGTTCGCAAGCACTTCGACGATGGTCCTCCCTGCATACGCAACATCTTTTCGGACGGGCCACAGAGCGAGCCGAGGAACAAGCTTTTGTTTTTCATGGGCGTGTACTGCAAGAAGAAGTTTCCGGATAGTTGGCAAGCCTCCCTGGAGGAATACAACCGCACGTTATTCTCGCCGCCCCTTCCATCCTCAGAGGTACTGACCGTAATCAAACAGCACGAGAAGAAAGACTGGGGGTATACCTGTAAGGACGAACCGTTCAAGTCCTACTGCGACCCATCTCTGTGCGTCTTGGCAAAGCACGGGATCAGCGATGATGCGCCTGATGCACCGCAGGTTGGTGGGCTTACGATCATGTTGTCTGAGCCTCGGTTATATTTCATGGATGTAAACGGGTTGCGGATTCAGTTGAGCTCAGAGCAGTTGCAGAATCAAACGCTGTGGCAGCGAGCTTGCATGGAGCAATGTAACTTTATGCCGCCGACTACTAAGCCACAGAAGTGGCAGCAGATGGTCAACAGTTTGATGAGCCAAGCAACGTACATCGATGTGCCGTATGAGGAGACGATTGCGGGTCAGTTTAAGGAGCACTTGTTTTCCTACTGCACCAGTCACATTCGCGCCATGGCTCCAGAAGAAATTGAGATGAATAAACCGTGGACCGATGGTGGTGTAACGAAGTTTAAGTTGGAAGGCCTGTTGGAATATCTGCACCATCGAAGGTTTGTTGGTCAGACCCGAGCGCACATTATCCAGATGATACGGGACATGGGCGGGGACAATGGGATCCAACATGTTACTAAAAAGAAAGGGCAGCGGACAACGATACGATGTTGGTATGTCCCTGCTTTTGAAGAAGATGAAACCGAATTGCCTGTGAAGGAGATATCAAATGACATCCCATTCTAATCGCTTGCTCCGAGTGGGGGAAGTTGCGGACCTATTGGGTGTGTCGCGATCCTACGTCTACAAGTTAGCGCAGACTACAGATAACTTTCCGAAGCCCATTGTTCTGGGGGACGAAACAAACAAGCGGTCCTCTAGCCGTTGGGTTCTGTCCGAGGTTGAAGATTGGGTAAACTCAAGACCAAGGGGCAAAGAGTATGATACCTAAAGCGGAACTGGTGCTCGGTCCTCCAGGGACAGGCAAGACCTACTACTTGATACAGCAGATCAAGGCTGCGTTGGAAAAAGGAACGCACCCATCAAGGATCGGCGTGATTTCGTTTACGCGTAAAGCCATCGAGGAGATGGTTGCTCGGGCCTGTGCTGAGTTTAACTTGGAGCCAAAAGACTTTCCGTTTATGAAGACGAGCCACTCGTTCGGGTTTCATGGACTGGGGTTGCAGCCTCAAGACATCATGACCAAGGAAGACTACGACAACATAGGACGGGAGCTCGGCCTGACGTTTGAGGGTAAGATGCGTATGTCGCTAGAGGATGGCTTGTCTTTGCCCACGATTGGAGGATCAGGGTCCAAGTATCTGCAACTGGAGAACCGAGCTCGGCTGCGGATGATTGATCTGGAACGTGAGTTCAACGATGCGGGGGACCGTGATTTGTTTTTCCCGAAGCTTGTGCAGTTATCCAAGCAGATCGAAGAGTACAAGGCGGCGACTAACAAGTTTGACTTTGTGGATATGATCGAGAAGTACATTCCGTTGGGGGAAGCGCCGAGCCTAGACTTCTTGTTTATTGATGAGGCCCAAGATTTTACTCCGCTGCAATGGCGGATGGCTGAGAAGATAGCGGACAATGCCGATCAGGTGTTTATTGCAGGGGATGATGACCAAGCTATTCACAGGTGGACGGGCGTCGATGTTGATTTGTTTAACGAGAGTTCAAACAATGTAAAAGTTCTGGAGAAATCCTACCGTATCCCCAAGGCCGTGCATCGTTTGGCAAACAGTATATCCGAACGTATATCCGGACGGCACGAGAAGGAGTTTGATTCGCGTGACGAGGAGGGGAAGGTCGAGTTTGTTTATCACTTGGATGACATCCCGTTGTACGAGGGGTCGTGGACAATCATGGCTCGGACCAACAGCTATGTTACGGACTTGGCGGACCACATAAAGAAGGCGGGGTTTAAATACTCCATCAAGGGACGGCCCAGTGTGTCCCCTACCTTGGTTGCAAACATCTTTACTTGGCAGGATCTTTGCGCGGACAAGACGGTGTCATTGCAAAGGATCAAGGACTTCTATTCGTCTGTCCCAAAGCAGGGGCAGAACGCTGTTGTCAAACGAGGATCCACTCAGATGCTAGATACTTTAGCAACTGATGCGGAGCTCACCATGGAGCAACTGCAAAAAGATTATGGGTTGTTGGTGGGGGCCGAACAGTCTGCGTCGGAAGTATTAAGGATTGGCAAAGCTGAGAGAGAGTATATCGTAGCTATGATGCGAAGGGGCGATGATTTGCTGTCCGAACCACGCATTAAGTTGTCCACCTTCCATGCTATGAAGGGCGGGGAAGATGATAACTGCGTCGTATATACGGCGTCCACCGCAGCGTGTGTGAACAGTGACCACCCAGACGATGAGCATCGAGCGTTCTATGTTGGGGTGACCAGAGCAAGGCACACGTTGTACATTCTACAGAGCAGCAACAAATACAGGTACACGCTATGAAACGAGATGAAGTCTTAGACAAAGCCAAAGAGTTGATCAACGGTCAGAGGGCCAAGGATTACGGTGATGCGTACCACAATCATGGCAGGATTGCGGAGGGGTGGAACATTATTATCAGCGGCGCATTAAAGAGCCACGGTCATGTGACCCCTGCGCATGTAGCGTTGATGATGGACTGGGTAAAGAGTGCGCGTTTGGTTGAGAACATTGACCACGAGGATTCTTGGGTGGACAAGGCTGGGTATAGTGCCCTGGGCTCGGAGCACATAGACCGGGATAAGAAAGACGTACCGTCTCTTTTATTACCTCGGCACAAAGAAATCATCCAAAGGATGCGTGAAAAGAATGCAAGATAATCTCTTTGGCAGTGCGCTGCACCACCAGATTAAGAACGAGTTGGATCTGATAGATGCTGACTGGAACATTCCTCCGGACTACCCTGACCTAACAGGGTACAAGAATGTGGCCGTGGATTTGGAAACCTATGATCCCAACATCAAGACTCTTGGCCCAGGGTGGGCCCGTAAGGACGGCCACATCATAGGTATTGCGGTGGCAGCGGGAGAATACCAAGGATACTTTCCTATCCGTCACGAGAACTCTCACAACCTAGACCCTAAGTTTACCCTGCGGTGGCTCAAGAAACAGATGTCTGTGCCTGACATGAACGTGATTATGCACAACGCAACCTACGATGCGGGTTGGCTGAGAGCCGAGGGCATAGAAATCAAGGGTAGGATTATCGACACGATGATCTCAGGTGCACTTGTGGACGAGAACCGTTGGTCCTTTGGTCTTGATTCCATGGCTCGGGACTTTGTGTCCATGCGAAAGAACGAACGGCTTCTGCAAGCAGCGGCCAAGGAGTGGGGCGTTGACCCTAAGTCAGGGATGTACAAGCTTCCGCCCAAATATGTGGGGGCCTACGCCGAGCAGGACGCGGTTGCTACGCTCAAACTGTGGGAGGCGTTAAAGATACGTTTAGAGGAAGAAGAACTCTGGCACATCTGGGACATTGAGAACGGGTTGATACCCTGCATGTTGGACATGCGGACCAACGGTGTGCGTGTTGATCTGGACAGGGCAGAGCAAAACAAGAAGCTGATTCGTAAGCAGTCGAAACTCTTGAGGAATAAGATTGAGAAAGAAGCAGGGATGGAGGTGGACATCTGGGCATCCGCTTCAATCCAGAAGATGTTTGACAAGCTAGGTATGGAATACCTTACCACGGAGAAAGGTGCGCCGTCCTTTACCAAGTCATTTCTGAACGACCACCCCGCTGAGATATGCCAATCACTGGTCAAGCTGCGTGAGTTTGACAAGGCAGACGCTACATTTATCGACAGCATTCTGCGGCACGAGCATAACGGACGTATCCATACGGAGCTCCACTCTACCCGTAGGGATGAGGGCGGCACGGTTACGGGTAGGTTTTCGTCATCCAACCCTAATCTACAGCAGATTCCTGCTCGTGATCCGGACATCAAGAAGATGATCCGCGGATTGTTTATTCCGGAAGAGGGAATGAAGTGGGGATCGTTTGACTACTCGAGCCAAGAGCCGAGGTTATTGGTTCACTTCGCAGCGAGCGTTCCGTCTGAGCTGCGCAGTCATGTGGTGGATGATGTGGTGGATGAGTTTAACAGTGGTGATGTTGATCTGCACCAGATGGTGGCGGACCTTGCAGGGATCACGCGTAAGCAAGCCAAGACTGTGAACCTGGGGATTATGTACGGCATGGGCGTAGCCAAACTGGCCGATCAGCTAGGCATTGCTTCGGATGATGCCAAGGATTTAATCAAGCGGCACCGCAGTAAGGTTCCGTTTGTTAAGCAGCTTGCGGACATGGCAACCAAGAGGGCTGACAAGAACGGTCATATACGCACTCTGCTAGGCCGTAAGTGCAGGTTCCCCTTGTGGGAGCCTAAGAAGTTCGGAGTGGGCAAAGCCATGTCTCACGACGATGCACAGAAGGAGTACGGATCGGACATCAAACGAGCGTTTACATACAAGGCGCTCAACCGTTTGATCCAAGGATCAGCAGCCGACCAAACAAAGCAGGCGATGCTTGATTGTTACAAAGAGGGACTTACTCCTATGCTCACGGTTCATGATGAGTTATGCTTTAACATAGAGAGCCAAGAACAGGCTGCTAAGATAAAGGACATTATGGAAACAGGTATACCGCTCAAGGTCCCTTCTAAAATTGACGTAGATATTAAAGATGATTGGGGAGAAATCGAATGATTGATGATGACATGCCGACACTAGGACTGAAACAAATGCACCCGTTACAGGTTCACGCGTTGATGGACTTCGTAGGAGAGGCGCTGAACCTAGCAGCCTTGACCGACGACGAAGAGATTCTGAGAGAAGTAGAGTCTTCCGCCGATGAACTGGTACGGTTGTTTGGCGGCAACGGTGTTAAGGTAACCGTCGAAGCTTACTGACGTTGTTGGCGGCGTAGGATTTCTTCGTTAGCAGCCTGCGCCGCTGGATCACTGCCCAAGACTGACGGAGCTAGAGACTGAGCTCGCTGCAATAAGTTTGTTGCGCCAGTCGTTGCTTGATCCGCTAATCCGCTAATCGTATCCGTCGCTTGCCCTACAAAGGTTTCACTAGGCTGTGGTTGTGGAACCACGGGTTGTGGCGCGGGGGCTTTATCTTGTTGTATTAGGTCATCAAACATTCCCCCGCTTGGTGCGGGCGTTTCGGTGCCGTCGGATACTATAGGGTTGTTTAAATAGGACATTCTAGCTTTATTAATTAGTCCCAGAGGAAGTCTTTTTAATATCCGATTTTCTTTTTTGACATTTACTTCTTCAGAAACTTCTCGAAGTAAACTTCGACTAACTTTAATTGGCTCATATCGGTTATTAAAAATCATTGTAAGTTCGCGTTGGGAAACCCCCGTGTTGCGAAGAGCCTGCATTATCTGGCCTTTGTTCATGCCTGCGGATAGGGCCGTGTCGATCTTATTTTTTAATACAGCTTGGTGCTGCCGCTTGGCGTCGTTTGCTTGAACATACGCGTCTAAAATATCCTGCTCTGTAGCATCATTGTCGTCCGCAACCTTTGTAAAGATCTGAACCGCACTGGACCTGTCCGCGGAGTATGCACCAGCATCATATCCCAAGCTTCGACCGATGTTTACTTTCAAGGGACGAAGACCCGTAAGCATTGTGCCCGCTTCTTCCGCCACCGTAAACGGATCACCAGTCTTTCCGGGCTCACCTGTGATTGCGCGGTTCAATCTGCCAGAAACAATCTCACCACCTTTGACGGTGTAAGCCTGCTCCACGATCCCAGGGATGAAGGCTCCCGCTACATGGACCAAGGACTTAGATAGTTTGTCCCCCCAAAGTTCCCCGGGCTCATAGATCTCAGCGCCAGTCTGGGTTTTACCGTCTCGGATAGTAACATCAACAAGACGTTCCGTTGCCAAAGCCTCTGATGCAAACGGCTCCGAAAACTTCTTGAACGCTTCAATCGCAGCGAAACCAATTTGCTCTGCCTCATTGGCCCCGATCTCCCCCTTCTGTTGGTAGACTTCCGCAGCGGCTCGTGCAGGAGCCAGCATAAACTCATAAGGAAGCATGTATGACAGATCGACAACCTCTGCGTTCAGGTCCTTGTCTGGTTTCTCTAAGAACATCATCGTGTTACCGATAGACCAGAACGGCTTGTTCTTTTCCAGAAGATCCTCTTCTGCTTCTGTAATGCCCAAGATGTTATGCGCTGCATCCCGCATTGCAACAGGTGCAACCGTAGCCATAGATATGTAACCCGTAAGACGCTCGGCCCCAATGCCACGCACCTGACGAGCGAACGCTCTAGCCTGCTGCTCACCCATGGCTTGAATCATTTCAGGGGTAGCCTTAAAGCCTAGTTCCTTGACCGCTCGGTTTACAATGTTGCCAGAAGTACGAATGATTTCCGCAGGGAACGCCATAAAGTTACCCATAACAGGGATTCGACGCAGGGATTTAATGACTTCAGGAACCATAGAATATGTAGGCATGGTCTGCTTAACCACGTCTGTTGCCAGCATGTTGCCAAAGTCTGTGCCCGCGATAGAAGAGGTTCGCTGCGCTAACCCAGCTTGCTGGAACGCATCTTGAATCAAGGGGTTAACATTCTCTATATCAATACCAGCCTTACGCATCGCTGCGCCGTACCGAGCTTTCTCGCCAAGAGCACCCACCACCTTCCAGTAGTCGTCACCTAACTGGTAAGTTTTTTCCATAAACTTTACCCCAGTGCCAATGACCGGGGTCTTGCGAACTAAACTGCCTCCTTTAGTAAGAAGAGAGGACACACCTTCTTCGGTCTGCTCCTGCATCAACTTTTTAAGTTCGTTGAGTTGAATGTTTTGACCGATGGCGCCTTCGTCTTGCATAGCCTTGAGCAACCGGAACTGTTCTGGGCTGTCCACCGCGTTAGCTACCAGCACTTGTCCGCTCTCAAAGATGCCCATGTTGCGGCCAAGCAATCCGTTTGCCCCCACAACAAAGGTGTTCGACAAGAAGTTACGAACCTGTGACAACGGATTAAGAACCGTCTTCGTCATCTGGGACAGACCCTTGAGTTGCAAGGATACAGCAAGGGCATCCTGCACAAAAGACTGTGATCGACTTGGTGTAGTCAAACTATTAGCAATCTCGGTCGGAACGTAGTTGCCAGACAAAGACCCATACTTGCCACCAAACACGTTCTCCGAATCAAACTCACCCATCTTGGTATAGTTTAACTCTTCCGTAAGAACTTTGACCTGATCATCAGTCAGGTTGTTTCCGTTGATGGCAAAGGGCCGACCGCCTGCGTTCATCTTTTGAACGGCCTCGTCAAAGAACTGAACCTGCCCTGGGGTCGAGGCAGACTGTGCGGTGTTGCTGATCGAGTCAAACAATCTTTGCGAGGCCATCGTAGTAGACATGTTGTCCACTGTGCGTAGGAACGCCTCCTTTGGATTACGAACCTCGCCCATCATTTCCCGCAGCACAGGAGCTTGTTCCAAGAACGCCGAACGATCTTTTAACATTCCGTCTGCCAACTTAAACAGCGAGGTGCGCCCTACCACTTCCTTCGCGCCTTTCGCCACACCAGAACCAGCCTGTCTAGCAGCCGCCTCTGGCGTCAAACCAAAGGAGTTGACTGAAGACTTGTTAAATATGTCGTTGATAAACTGCGTAGCTTGTTGGTCCGCAGTCTGAGTATCAATGGTCGGGGTCCGAGTTTGGATGACATCTATAATTTGTTGCTTGGCCTCTTTGTACTGAGGCATGGACGCTGGGTTTACGTCTTGAAACTTTTTTGGATCCAAGTGTAGCTCGTACAACCGTCGGATGTATGTCCCCTGATTGTTCTGAAACTGTTGGAGAAGTTCATCCTGACGGACAGGATCAAGGTTTGGAGCAGAGCGAACAGAGGTTTCAAACTCTACGCTTAGATCATCGATTTTACTGCGCATGTTATCCACAGCAGTCCGGGCCTTGGCACCATAAACCTTAGTAAAGTCATCCTTACTCATGTTGCCTGTGAGAAAGTCCATCGTGTCATTGTAGGCTCGTTGCGTGGCGGACTTGCCTCTGCCTGTAAGACGTTGCAGGCGAATAGCTTTGCTGATTGCAGACTCATACTCGCGTAAAAGTTTAGATGCCGCTGCTTCTTGGGCCTCGGTCATGCCTTCCGCAGTACGAACAGCGGTGGTTATTTCGTTGGGTGCCAGCCCATCCGCGGTAAAGTTCTTCTTTAAGAAGTCCGCAGATTTAGGAAACAAACCTTTTGCTTTATCCCCTAAGTAATTCATTCCAGCCGACAGGCCACGAGCCAAAGTCGGAACGCCCGACAGTTCTGTGCGGCCAATTCCTTGGATTACGGCCCCCGCTACAGGCAGCACGACTTCTCCGGCAAGGTTAAAGCCCGCGCCTTCTACACCAAGCCGGAACTTGTTTCTCAGCCGTACCGCTGCGAGCTCCTTGCCTGTTAAACCGAACTCGTCTTCTGTTCTCATAAGATCTGGCATAGCGTCCCAGCTATCTGCCAAGGTGGTCATGGTGCTAGGAGACACCAACACATCTGCTATGCCTGTCCCTGCCGTGGTCAGAGCAGCGCGACCCGCTCTTGTTTGGGTCAAAGCTTTGGGTGCAGTTCTTCCAAACGATTGCGCGGCCTTACCGAACCATGTTCGAGCAGCGGGAATCGCGGTCCCTGATTGCAAAGCTTTACGGGCCTTGTCCGCTTTGGAAACAAGACTAAACACCCCTAGCCCAGGGGTTGCGTATGTCGTAATAACTTCTGCGACTTTACCTGCGGAGCGTTCTGGCACTAGGCCCAGACTATCCTTCACGCCCTCAAAGGTTTCAGTGACCTTCTGTTGGGCTCCGTCTTCTATTAGATCAGCAGACGCTAGACCCGCCGCTCCCAGTTCTGTCAAACCTTGACCGATGTTTACGATACCCGCACCAGCGCCACGGGCTATCGACCCGATGACCGTTTGATCCGACTCTTCGTCGGGCGCGTCTTCTATCAGATCATCAAACAAACCACCACTTGAACCAGAAGGTGTTGGGCTGTCTGTTTTTAATAAGTCGTCGAACAAACCTGCCATACTATTCAAGCCCCGCTACATCATACCCTTTATTTTTAAGTCGTGTTAGCATAACGCTTTTCAACTCTGGTTTGGTTTTAAGAACACTTTTGTACTCAGCTATGGCTTGTTCTTGAGTAGGTCTATCAGCCTCAGTGATTTCTTCAGAGACTACTCGATCCAAATATGTGTTTAACTTAGAGGGGTCAAGTTGACCATTGTCATCCAGAAGAGCAGGGTAATCAAAAGGACTGCGAACAATAAGCTCTTTTAAACGAGTTCTTTCTCTGGTTGATGTGTATTTATCTGACCCTACATTACGAGCGCCAACAAGCTGCAAATCCCTGCCGAATTTTGTTTCGGCATCTTCTAATTGAAACGCTCGATTCATCGCAGCCATTTTAACTTTATCTGTACGCGCTTGCTGAGTGGCTCGATCCTGCTTCATCATCTTGGTGCCCGCAAGCAACCCGTTGGCTATGTTGGACAGAGCATTGGGGCTTTCGCCCGCGGCTATAGCAAATCCAATCATTGCCATGTTGTGCCACATTTCCTTCTCAGCGTCTTTGTCTTTCATGCCTAGCATTTCGCTAAACATTCTCTCATACGCCTTGACCGATTCTTTGGGAGACAAGTTAACTTCTTGGCCTGTCATCTCAGAAAAGATTTGATTGGACGTATCTGTGGCTTTTTCCTCGGGCGTTTTATTTGAATTAGCAATTTTTACAATAGGCTCGAGGTTCGAGGGCCCAGATCTACCCGCATTCTCCGCCGCTTCTCTTCGTTGCTCCGGGGTTAAATCAGGAGTCGTTTGATCACCGCCTACTTCCTCGTCATCGGTTTCTACAGCCGCCGCTTCGGCTTCGGCTTCTACAACCTCGGGTTTTGCTGCGGCTTCCGCCTTTTGGAGTTGTTGCGCCTCAATCTCATCCAGTGCATATGGCACATCTTTAAACGGTTTAGTCCTACTAAGAACTTGATCCACCGCAGAGGGTGGAGCCTCGGGTTCTTTGGCCGCAATTTCACGAGCGTCTCTCGCAGCCTTCGCTGCTAGATCTAAAAACTCTCCAGATCCTGTTGCTTCAAACCTTTGCTGCGCATCCTCTGCAACACGTTCAGCTTCCATTTGAGGCTGTACGTTCGTGTCGAAGTTGTACTGATCTATAACCATCTTCTGCACGTTAGCTTCTGCTCTTGATCCGCCTCCTAGCATGATCTCCGCATTGCCTCCGCGTGGGCGGATGGCCCCTGTTTCTGGGTTGTAGTCAAAGACAGACATACCCATCGTGCCCTGATTTAAGGTCACTGGAACAAAACCTTCGTTCTCCGCAGCTGCGGCTAATTCTTCGGAAGCAAGTGCGGCTACAGGATCAAAATCACCTGCCAAGACTTCTTGTGTTCCCATGCTATCACCAAACCGAGGATCCGTTCCCATTGGAATTAAATCTGGTGGCGGGTTCGGCATACTTGAGATGGCTTCATCTAAAAGACCTTGCCGCTGTGCAAGCTCAAGAACATCGGCGTTTCCTTCAATAATTGCTTGCTGTATTTGCTCAGTAGACAGGCTTGGCTCTTCGGATGTTGCCAAAATCTGTTCGGAAGGAGTTGCGTTGCCCTGCCCTTGAGCAAGTATGGCTTTACCCCGCAAAACAGGGTCTTCAATGTCTGACAACTGTTGCGTAAAATTACGAGCTTGGCCTTGTGGAACAGGAACAGCCATAGCCATGTCCTCTCCAGCAATGCGTTGTTGAACAGACAAGGGGCTGTCCTCTTGAGAAGTCATCCCCGCTAACGCCGCCGCGGCTTCTCCCATGGGCCCGCCTTGGTTTTCAGCAATAGAGCGGGCAGCAATTATATCTTCCATCGTAGGACTGCCGTCAGGAGTCATCCCAGCCAACGCCGCCGCGGCTTCTCCCATGGGCCCGCCTTGGTTTTCAGCGATAGAGCGGGCAGCAATTATATCTTCCATTGTAGGCGCCGCTGGAGCAGTAGGCTCAAACCCATCCGCCATAGGCATGCCAGTGCCACGCATTAACTCACCCATGCCTAGTCTAGGATCGGCTGTAAATTCAGGGGTGGTTACCGGATCCATTGTTTCAGGAACGGGTTGTGTGAACACACGAGGTTGTCCCTGCGGGACAGGCACAGCCATAGCCATGTCCTCTTCCGCAATCCGCTCGCCTTGAGTAAGAATCTCCCGCTTCAAGGAGGGCTCTTCTATCTCAACACCTGATTCTTCGTGAAATATCTTGTCTCGAATAACTCTAAAGGTATTACCTAAAAACCGAAGTATAGATCCTTGAACCGCATCATGCGCTGCGTGAACCTGAGCGCCTAAGTTACGATCAAGTGCTCGGAAATCCATAGGAGTTCGGCTAGACGAAGCAAGTTGATCCAAGGCTCCCTCGCCAGAGATTGCTCTTTCTCGAACGGTGCCACCACGCTCAAACTTCTGTACCTCATTCATTAACGGCTCGGACGAAGTCATGATGCCGCTCATCTGGGACAAACGGTTTCTTGCGCCTCGATTCGAAAAGAGCTTTCTGTCGTTTACGTTCATAGTAACTCCTTACTGTCCTGCGCGGTACATACCGTAAAGTCCGGTGGCTAACCCGCCAGCCTGAGACATGAAACTTGGGCTCGGCGTAGAAGCCTGTGTGAAACTTGACTGACCAATCGGCATACCTTGGTAAATATCTGAGTAGAAACCAAGCTCCTGCATCGGCTGTTGATACTGTTGATACTGGTTTGCGAACTGCGCGTCCAGAATTGCCTGCTGTTGCTGCTGCTCCTGACCACCGATGTTCATCAAAGTATTCATGTCGTTTAGGTTCAGACCCTGTTGCGCCTCGCCAAGCTGCGCTTGCTGCATGCCCAAGGATCCAAGACCCTGACCAACACCCGCAATGCCCGATCCCAACTGGCCGTACTGACCAGCAATCGCGCCCATCTGACCTGCGCCCGCCAGTCCCATTTGACCGTACTGCTGACCCATCTGACCAACTTGAGCACCCAGACTTGCCGCTTGACCTGCGCCTTGCATGCCCATCTGTGCGCCCTGCATACCAAGTCCAGCACCTTGGCCCTGCGTTCCCGCCGCCATTTGAGCCCCCGCCAGTCCCATTTGACCCGCGGATTGTGCGCCTTGCATGCCCATTTGTGCACCTTGCATCTGAGCTTGACCCGCTTGCTGTGCCGCGCCCATGCCCATCTGCGCTGATTGCGCGCCCAAGGCTCCAGCTTGACCCGCTGCCTGCATTCCCTGCCCAGTGCCAGCAAGATTGAGTTGTCCGCTCGTGGCACGGTTTGCTGCTGCCTGACCAAGTCCCGCCAGTCCAAGCTGCGTAGCCTGTGCCGCGGTGTTCGCACCCGCTTGTGTACCTTGCATAGCCGCTTGTCCGGCTTGACCTGCTGCCGACATACCCGTCTGCGTAGCTTGCAACCCTGTGCCCGCACCCGCCTGACCAAGTTGACCCATAAGACCCGCTGCTGATTGCTGCCGACCTTTGGCCGCTTCGTATGCGGCTTGAGCTCTTTGAGACGCGCTCTCATATCCAGCCTGACGCATTCCCGCAGCAGTCTTAGCCTGCTGGTCCAACACGTTTCTACTAATCTCCGCGCCTTCGATGCCTTGGCGCGAGCCACCAAAGGCCCCCGCACCAACTGCTGTTGCACCAAGTTGATTCTGTTGCTGCTGCCCAGCGCGAGCAACATCCGCCATAGCGGCGTCAATTACTGACTGCTCGTATGGGTTCATGTAATCGCCAATAGCTGAAGGATCAAACTCTGCCGCTGATCCTTGAAGGCCGGATATACCAGCCTGCGCCGCGCTTAAACCAAATTGGCCTAGCTCGTCAGCCGCACTACCAGCCTTTAAAATGTTCTGCGCGGTCTGCTGCCCTTGGCTCTCCATGCGCTGCCCGTATTCCGGCAACTGTTGCAATGCCCCAAGGCCTACGCCCTCGGCCTTTCGACCTAAATTCATTACGTCTGCGCCTGCACCCATACCTGCACGTTGTGCTAACGCACCAATGTCTTGGATGTCAGAAGCCGATCCAGTCAAAGCAGATTGCCCTGCCCCAACCTGACCTAGAATATTCTGTGCTGTTTCCTGCCCAGCTTGTACGCCCATGTTTGAAGCGTCCGCTATTCCGCGAACTCCACCCGCCGCAGCAAGTTCACCACGTTGCCCAGCTTCTATTACGCCTTGACGGCCTAGCGCAGCAACATCCACCCCTGCTTGAGCAGCCGCTTGTACTTCGGGGATTGCGCCTTGTAGTTGTTCAACCGCGAAATCACGATAAGGAACCGCCCCAGTATATGAGTCCGTCACCATTTGCTGCGCCGCAGCTAACGGGTTGTACCCCTGCTGCATTGTTTGCAACGCAGTACCAAGGCCCGTGACCCCCGCTCCTACGCTTCCGGCACCCGCTTGCAGCATTGGCAAGTACGAACCAACCCCGGATTGCGCTAATTGCGTTGCTTGTGTTTGAAGAGGAGTTCTGCCCGCAACCTGTCGGTTAGGCATTTGTAAGTTAGCAAGCTGGGCATCTGTTAACTGTCCCGACCGAGCTTCGTACTGACGCATTGCCTCGTCGAGAATCCCAGTATAGTTGGAATCCGCCGTAGACATATAGTTTTTCATCCAATCAGGAATATCCTGAATGTTTGTTGTTGTACTACCTTCGGCCATTATGCTGCACCTCGCTCAAAATCTCGCATCATGGCGTACATTTTAGCCGCGCCCTGCTCTCGATTACCGTTTCCTGCGCCTTTAACTGCGCGTTCTGTCATTACAAATTCACCATCAGACAACGCGGCTTCCTGCACAGGTTGTCCATCTTGATATATCGTAGCCGGAATAGAATCGCTGCGCCCTGTCCCTGGGCCCTCAATATATCCGCCTTGGGCAAAACCCTCAGAACGTGGAGGCAAGCCATCAGGGTATTCAAATTGGTGCTTACGCCTAAACATTTCCTCGTATTCGTCCCGGGCTTCCGGAGTGCTAAAGCGTCTTCCGGTATATCTATCGACGTACAACTCTTGATTTAACCCGCTCTTAGGTTTCGTAAGCTCCTCAACCGCACCAAGGGCCGTGAGCCCCGTATAAAGCATCATCGGATTGCCACCGAGAACCTTGTCTATAATACCTTTTTCAGCAACCTTCTGTGAGCCTTGAGCTAAGAGGTTAGCTTGCGTTGTGCCTTGTATTGCTTGAGCCGCGGCTTGTTGAGTTGCCATTTGTTGCAAACCAGCCTGCGTACCTAAACCAAGAGATCCAAGTCCTCCGGTAATTGCGCTTCCAATTCCAGAGCCCTGTATCGCAGGACCAAAGACCTTGGCGCCAACTCCAGCAATCAAAGCGTCTTTAATAGCGTCTTTAGGTTTCTTCTTATCAATGATTAAACCGCCCAAGCCGGATCCAATGGCCGAGGCTATCGCTCCACCGCCGGGAATTAATAACCCCGCTATGCCACCTAATATAGATCCTAAACTCATTACGCTTCCCCTTTGATAGCTTCAGGCGCGGTCACAGTAATCATCGTGCTACGTTTCTCTGCGCCTGTCCAAGCCTGTCCACAATCTGGACAATTACCATCGGGGTAGCTTGCAATTTCTTCCGGCGTGTCAACCGCGTTTGTACAGTTCACACAATGGACTGTATCAGAACTTGTTGAAGGTTTCCAGCGGGAGCCGTCTGGCATTATAATTACACTCATGTTGTCACCGTTACTGTTCCGACAGAGCCCGTAGCTTGTGAACCACGAACATACGGAGAATAAGCTAAGGGCACTCTAACATAACCATCATGGTTAAAGATAGCCCCCGGCTCCAGTCCGCTGTCATCTGTTTGAAGATTAGTAAATACCGCAAAAGTATTGCGCCCCTCCCCTGGGTTCTGCATCTGCTCCAAGTATACAGAAAACGCCCGAACAATCTCAGCTAGATATTGTTGGTCATACTCTTTTGGAGCAACAGGAAAGAAAGGAAGGACAAGGTTACGAGACATTAGCGCATCCCGTCAGGCTGTATATCCACCCTCGGTGAACCCAGCCGCCACGTTGTGCCCGCATCCGTTGTTTCGATCTTAAAGGCAAACGATCTGCCCCTTAGTCGAACATGCACTTGCTCAGTAAACTGCTCCACCGGAACAGTTGCAGTTTTCTCCACGACCTTTGCGTTAGTCTGCAAATAATTACCGCCAGGGAAATTACGAGTCTTGAGAGTCATCGTGGCCTGTGGAGTTTGATTGGTGCTATCGCGGAATGTTAGGTCAGGAATCATACGACGCAAGAATGCAAACTGATCCCCCTCCCCTAGATCCATCTGGCTACTCTCGATGTACGCACTGATACCACTAGCTGGGTTTGTACTACCGTCGTCAAAACCCTGCTCCTGATAATACAAGACATGGTCCGATGCCGCTGCAACGGGTAGATCCTCTACGCCCCGATCCAACCAGCATGTACGGTTTAACGACCCATAATACCAGATCTGCTGCTGGTAGTTATACACAACGTAGCTGTCGTTTTCAGTGCTAGAAGCCGATGGATAGAACCACCAAACCTCAGAAAACGCCGTGTTCGTACCCGCGGTAACCTTTTCTAGCTGATCGGAGTTAATGTTGCTAAACACATAGTCCCGAACAGTACACGGCAACCGCTGCACCGCACCGCCGTAGACATAAAACTCTTCTGCACCCATCCAATACACGTTGTCCTCAACCGCAATAGCCGCCAACGGACCCGCAATCGTGATGTTTTCAGAAACAGTATTGATACCAAAGGTAAATGGTGGCCCAAGGAACTGCATCGCATGCAACGATACATCCGTAAACACCAGTACCTGCTGTCGTGTTTCAACAGCCGTGATGATCTCGGACCCGGAACCAAGGCGCAAGTCCCCAGCCGTGTTGGTTGCCGTAGCGTTCCACTCGGTTAAAGAAGCTTGGTCCGAGAATCGTATGAGCAACGGATCCTGAACCCCAGGATTAAGCTCACTGTCGCAACCAAACGCGATAATGTGCCGATCACGGTCCGAAACCAGAACCTTTTTAGCTATCACCGGAGTAGTGTTTGCCCCTGTTAACGAGGCAAGTTCCACGGCTCTTGTGCTTGTTCCGTTGGTTTTGTCCCAATAAAACAAATCGCCGTCTCGCACGTTAATAAGTAAGTCTTCGCCAAAATTATCATGCGACCAAATGCGAAGGGTTTGACCCGATGTGGTTAGATTTGCAGAACTGTCCCAAGCTCCGCGTCCCCACGTTCCCGCGCCCCAACCCGCGCCCGTGATCGTCGTGTCAAGGCCCGTGTTGATCTGGTATGTTCCCACAGTAGAGGACCCGCCTGCACCGGATCCGCTGGCGATATTTGCAAAAACAAGAGTGTCATTTATTCCCGTTGAAGTAGTGATCGAAGACATCGACTCTTCTGTACGAGCGTTTATGTAGTAAGTGTTGTCATTAGGCACATACGCAATCTGGTATTCTTGGTTTAATACGTTACTCGTAATCGTTCCAGAAAGTGTGGTAACCGTTAAAACTAAATCATTCGTTGGTGTGGCTCCACCCAAACTCGTTCCTGCAATTGTAATAGTGTCGTTGTCTGCATACGCTGACCCACCATTCTCCACATAATTAACTGTGTAGGTGTTGTTAGAGCTATTTTTGGTGATGTTAAACTTTGCCCCTGTTCCAGAACCGCTTGTAGACGTTTGTCCTACGTCACTAAAGGTAGCACTTATTCCCGTGGAAAGACCGCTAGTCACTGCAACAGAGCCAATGTTTCCCGATGCATTGACTGACGCCGCACCAGAAAAAGTAACAAAGTCATTTGCCAAGGCACCGTGGTTAGTATCTGTAACAATAATTGTAGAGAAACTAACGTCTATAAGAGCTCCAGTGTGTGTTGCAGCATCTGTTCCTTTTTGTCCTCGCAAACACCCCTGAAGTGTTGTTCCTGAAACCGCAGCATATGAAATTATTTCGTCGTTTATTTTTACAAACCCTGTTTCTGGAAGAGAGCCTCCTCCAAAATACAACAACGGTCCAATTTCAGTTTGATCTATGCTGATGTCTAGCGAACCAGATGGGTTAAACATCAACGTCTTAAACGTTTGAAAGGTTACGTCCCCCGCTGCCGTAGTGGCGCGGATCGGAGTAATGTCGTTATACCCACCACCCTCGTTTATGTAATATTTTAGGTGCGTACCAACGCCCAAGTACCGCTCACCTTGGAGCGCGACCCATGGGTGCAATGCACGGCATGTACCTAAAAAGTAGGTGGAAGACGTTGGCTCCCACCCACCTATTTTTTCTGGAAAGCCAAACCGAAACCTAACCTTGTCCATATCAAACCACCCGCCCTCGTTGGAGTACGACGTAGTTTCACGGTTAATTCCTGGTCGGAACTGGAGCTTGGTCAGAGGCATTCGGTACTCCTAGTTTACAACTTCCGCTTCTTCGACTTCCTCTGGATTTTCCAAAGCGTCAGCCAAGAGTTCAACAAACTTCTGACGGCCTACCGCAAGCTGGTCCAAGTTGAACTGAGCGTTATCCATTTTACGCCCTAGATCGTTTACATGGTTCAGCATTGCTTTTTGTTTATCCGTCATGTCTTCGACAAAGTATTCTGTGTCGTTGACTGTTATTGGGGTCTTTTCATTTTTACCCATAATAGTCTCCTTTTAAGGTTAAGTTATGACCACGGTAGGGGTTCTACAGTGGGGCTTACGGGAGGGTTAATCATTGAGTTGATCTGTCCATCCACATTCGCTTGGTAGTTAGCAACTCCGTCTACGCCAAGGTCATCTTGTACCCAGCCAAGAACCTGAGCTTCTGTCAAGTTAGCGTAAGGCGTAAACGTGTCGCCTTCTTGTGTGAAATTATTAATTCCACCAATACTTGCGGTATTTGTACCGTCTGTGCCTGTTAGCGTCCATTTTGCGCTTACCACGAAATCTGGTTCCGGCGTGGGCATTGTGGACATGTTGTCTATTGTCCATGTGTATGTAATCGCCATTTCTTTCTCCTTTTCTGACTAATCTTATGCGACTTTTACAATGATCTTTGCACGACCATCATTTTCTATTGCGATTACCTTACCCACCGCTGACATATATTGTTCCAGCGTTGGAGAAGATACCGCTTGACCTGTAATACCTGTGCCGTCCTGAACAGGGATAATAAAGTCACCGACTGTTGCGCCTGTGACATTCACAGGAACTTGACCTGAGAATGCCATTCGATCAACAGTTGCACGGGCTGCTTCCAGCGCTGCGTTGTAGGTGTCTTTTTCTTCTTGCGGAGCGTCCTTGCTAGGTTGCTCTCCCAACACCTCATCTGTACCCCAAGTATCACCACCGACATATGAAGGGTTAGTTGATTTTACGATAAACGAAATTGCATCTGCAA